ATGAGCCAAATAGAAATGCTAATCGGATCACATGCAAATACATATAATGGAGGTCAAATCAACTACTAAAGAATGTAAATGCATATAATATGTCCAGTTTTTTAACGAATAAACTGGACATATGTGTACCAAATTGGTACACAACAGAAGTGTAACTTATATGAAACAAAACAAGATAAAATGTAACTTAGATGATACATTAACAAACTAAAACAATAGATATGAAAACAAGACATCATGTAGCTGTACAAATGGAAGAAGAACAACAGTGGGCAAAGGATAACGGTCCTATTGTAAAGACTGCAGATGAACTATGGAAATATAGTGGAGAGACAGAGCCCACTGATTTTGACGCAGTAGAAAGTACTGAATACGCTAATCATTTCAAGTTCTTCAAGAAAACCGTTAAAGGAAAAGACTTAACTGTATTTTTAAGTAAACGAGATAGTGTTATAATAGATTACTTTTATAGAAATCATAACCAAACTATGGAACAGATGTCACAAGACATTAATATCAGTGTAACGGTTATAAGAAAAACTATGGAAAAGTATCTTAAATTAAAGAGAAATAATGGAGATACATAAAACAAAAGATATAGAACAAAGAAAAGCTCTGAATAACTGGGTAATTAACAATTATCATGGTAGTATTATAGCTGGGACTGGTTTTGGCAAATCGAGGTGTGGTGTTATGGCTGCTAATCATGTGCTTAACAATCTTAATGGCGCTAAGGTTCTTGTATTAGTTCCAACTATACAGCTACAAGATCAGTTTACTGAAGAATTCTCTAAGTGGGAATGTGAAGACTGTTTAGATAGAATAGAAGTAATGTGCTATCAATCAGCATGGAAGCTGAGAGATAAACAGTATGATTTAGTTATATGTGATGAGATACATTTAGGCTTGTCTGAGAAGTATAGACAGTTCTTTAAGTATAATATATATGATAGAATATTATGTATGACAGCTACACTACCTGAAGAACCTAGATACAAAATAGAATTACATAAAATAGCACCTGTAGTCTATGAGATAAGTTTAGATGAGTGTGTAGCACAAGGATTAGTGGCTCCTTATGAGATCAATTGTATACCTATTGAGTTAACACCAGAAGAGAGGCTAAGCTATCAAAAGATAAACCGTGAGTTTGTAGAGCATAAAATGGCTTTAGAACCTGATGCATTTAACTTTGCTAAGACAGCGCTTACTAGTCCTAATGTAAGCTACGAGCTTAAGAAGCATGCCGCTGGCTTCTATAAGACTATTAGAGAACGCAAGAGTATAGTGGATAAGGCTCATAATAAAATAGAAATGTTTAAAGATCTTGTATACAATAATTTAGACAAGAAGATAATAACGTTTGGAGGATTAAATGAGTTCACAGATACTTTAGCAGCAAGTGTGTCTCCATTGGCAGAGGTATACCACAGTAAGATACCTAAGAAGAAAAGACTCAATGCATTAAAGAGATTTAAGAATGATGAAGTAAATGTATTGTGTTCTACTAAAGCTCTTAATCAAGGATTCGATATACCTAATGCAAGTCTAGGTATAGTGTGTGGGCTTACGTCTAAAGCACTATCTATGATACAGCGTGTTGGTAGGCTTATAAGATGGGAAGAAGGTAAGATAGGTAAGGTTTATGTATTGTATGTAGTAGACAGCCAAGAGGAAAAGTGGCTTAAGAATGCAGTATGGGATCTTAATGGTGTAAAATGGTTATAAATAAAAATTAAATAAATAATAGTTAGTATGAATAAAATTAGTATATTTGCAGTAATGTTTAGTTCAGTTATAAAAGAAACCTTTATACTATGGAAATAAAAATAGATTTTGAAGTACTCAAGGAGACCCAGATGTCTGCTGATGATTTCACCTATCTATATATCATCTATAGAAAAGGTTTTGGTTATTTGAACAGCCTTAATTTAAAACCAAATTTAGTAGAATTGCAAAAGAATAGTTATGTTAAGATCGGTGACTCACCTCAAACTCATGTAGTTAGGCAAGAGTTCATCGATCTTTTCGTAGCTGATTTTGATGCTATGTTTACTGAATTGGTAGGTACATATCCATTCAAAGTAAATGCCCCAGGCAGGGGTGTTCGTGTATTACACTCACTAGATCCGGACGCTAAATCTAATCAGAAAGCCAAGGAAAAGTACAAACGAGTAATCAATGACAATGCCCATAGACATAGGTATATCATGAAGTGCTTGGACAAACAATTGGTAGTTGATAAGCATAATCTAGGGTACTTACAAAACCTAGAAGTGTGGATTAACAATCATACATGGGAGAAATACGAAGACTTAAACGAACAAAATCAAACAGAAAATGGAGAAAAAGGGCAAAGACCAAGAATTACGAGAACTCTTTAAAGACAGAGGGTTTTCCAGCATAAAACAATCAGTAGAAACTTCAGTAAATGAAGTAAGAACAGGAATGTTAGGTAATAGAAAAGTATTACCAACTAAATGGAAACGTCTTAATACTAACTTGCTAGGTGGTTTACAACCTGGTAAAATGTATGTGATTGCAGGACGTCCAGGGGTTGGTAAATCAGCTTTTAGTAATCAAATGATATTTGATTTATTAGATAATAATACAACTAAAAAGATTATAGTATTATACTGGAGCTTTGAAATGCCTGGCCATCAACAGATACTAAGGGCAGGATCTAAAGATGTTAAGAAACAAGTCTTAGATTTATTGTCAGTAGAGAAGAAATTAACTGAAAGTGAATATGAACTATATAAAGAGAAAGTCTCTGTATATAAAAAGTATCCAATCTTATTCAATAATATACCTAGAACTATAGACTATATTAAAGATACATGCGTAGAGATGACTTCAGCATTACCTGATAGAATGATAATCAATGTGTTTGATCACAGTAGATTAGTAGCAGGTAAGGCGGATAATGAACTACAAAAGTTAGATAAATTATCTAAAGGATGTATGTGGATGCAAGCTAAAATGGGAGTTGTTAATATACTCTTATCACAGCTTAACCGTAATATAGAACAAGAACATAGAGCTAAAGCTCAGTACCAACCACTGTTAACAGATTTATTTGGTGGTGATAGTATTGGACAAGATGCGCATGTTGTTATGATGTTACAAAGACCATATGATTTGTATGGTATAACTGATTTATATTGTCAACAAGATCCTGTTGGGCTACTAGCAGTACATATTGAAAAGAACCGAGATGGTTTACTAGGTATGATACCGTTTGAAGCTGACATGAGTACGTTTACAATTAATGAAAGAAAAAAATAAAATGGACGAACATAAATTAAAAATTATTAATATCTGTAAAAATCTAACAATGTCTATAAAAAATGCAAAGAAAAGACATTCTCTAGAAGGTATTAGCGGACTGAGTACAAATCCTTCTGCTTCTGCTTCAGGATTACTGGTAAAATTAAAGCATTTAATGAAAGAGAATAACTTAACACAAGAAGATTTAAAATGATAGAATTTATAATAATACTGATACTAGGTATAACTGTTGGTATATACATAGCTAGCCAAGTAGAGAAAGATATAGATAAGAGAACAGGATCTGACTATGATAAAGATCTAGTTGAACCTGAATTTGCTAAAAGGAAAGGTTTTAAGTATACTCAAAACGAAAAATTAATTAATAACATGAATAAAATTAAAACTAATGGAGCTACCAACAAAAAAGGTTAAAGCGAGCCGTAAATCGCCTAAGAATATGATAATATACGGAGCTCCAAAAATTGGTAAGACCTCCGTATTAGCAGAACTTGATGACTGTCTTATCATAGATCTTGAAGATGGTTCAGACATGGTTGACGCTTTAAAAATTAAAGCTAATGATCTGTCCGAACTACAAGAGATAGGTAAGGAAATATTCAAAAAAGGTAGACCATATAAATATATTGCCATAGATACCATATCTAAATTAGAAGAGTGGTGCGAGTTAGAAGGTAAGAAAATTTATATGAGAACACCAATGGGTAAAAACTTTGATGAAAAGAACCCTGGGATGTCAATTCTATCATTGCCTAATGGCGCCGGCTACTTATATTTAAGAATGGCCTACAAAAAATGGATAGAGAATTTGAACAAACTAGCGGATCACATTATCTTAGTTGGACACCTGAAAGATAAGATGCTTGAGAAGAAAGGGAAAGAGGTTGCTGTTAAAGACCTTGATTTAACTGGTAAGATCAAGCAAATTACCTGTGCCAATGCTGATGCAGTTGGATATATTTATAGAGAAGATGATAAAACTATGATCTCATTTGATTCTATGGATGACGTTACTGCGGGCTCTAGATGCGCACACTTAAAGGGAAAGACTATGCCCTTAATATGGTCAGAAATATTTATAGACTAAAAATAATTAAACATGATTGAAACAAGAGAAAGCGTGAACTCAAACACAACGCCAGAAGCGATAACTACATCGATGATCGATAATGATCTAAAAAGTGGACTTAACAAGAATGATATGATGCAGAAGTATAATATCAGAAAATGGGAAATAGATAGAATCTTTAAGAATCCCAAATTAACAGGTAGAAGACCATCACCTAAATTATCATTCACATTTATAGATGATATGGATGATTCAGGTCATAATCCAGTTAACATTGATGAGGTGTTAGATGAACCAAATCCTAATCAAGTAACGTTAGAGCAGGCTATAGACGAAGCTATTGATACAGTTACAGAAGTTAAACATCAAATGCAAGAAACTCAAGAAGCTATCAATACTATGCTGAGTCCTACAGAGTTTGAGACTCCAGTTGACTCTGATATATTACCCTCGGATGGTCTGGAGGATGAGCTTGAAATCCCAACTGTAGAGGATACTATGGAATTAGTAAAAGAACAGCAAGAAGAAGAGTTAGACGAAGATGAGTTTAACACATTTGAATTATAAACCAATAAAATTAAATAAAAAATGGCTATAGAAAGCAATGCAAGTACGGAAGTCGTACAAGGTGGAGGAATCCAGTTATACTCAGGTATAACAAATTTCAATGTAATCGCAGTTAACCCTACAATGGAAGAGTTACATGCGTTAGGTATTAATGTAAAGACAGAGCCTAATTACGCTCTATCTACTAGTTTTGGTGATCGTACTAAAATAACGTTCTGGGTAAAGAATGAGGACTTAACTACAAAGTTAGATATTCTAGTATCCAGTGATATAAGAGAAACTAAAGCTGGTGGTAAATTTCAATGGATTAACTCTACAGGACAGTCTACATGGGCAGATGATAATGGCCCTGATTATGACTGGTGGAATTCCGAAGGGCAAAGAAAAGCTTATATTGGTGAAGAGACATTAATTCACTTTACTAAAGCTTGGGCTAACGTTGCTACTGGAGGTAAAGTATCTTATGAAACTATCAAAGCAATAGTTAATGGAGATGTTAGAGAGATCAAAGGATTAATTAGTGCTTTGAAAGATAATATGGTAAGAGTCTTAGTAGGAGTTAAAGATGATAAATACCAATCTATCTATACTAAGTACTTTGGTAGAATCAAACCACAAAGAGATGATATGTTTATTAAAATGCTGAAAGACGACTATGGTTCGTTTAATGCAGACTTTAATGCAGATCTTAACTGGGGAGAGCATAGCCCAACAGCTGATGGATTAGTTGCTCCTGATGCTCTAAGTGAGGATGATGACTGGACTATGCCAGATACACCTCAAGGAGAAAAAGCAAAAGTTGAAGACGAGTCACCGTTTTAATGATCGACTCTAGAAGCAGTGAAGATCACCTACATACAGATGTCATACTTGGTAAAATTACTGAGTATGACATTTTTAGGTATTATTGCCCTAACTTTGTTGCATTAAAGAAACCTTTCTGCAGTGAGTTAAGACGTGATAGAAATCCCACGGCTTCGATTGTTATTTGGAACGGAAGATTATTGTACAAAGACTTTGGACATGCTGAACATGCTTTTAATTGCTTTAGTTACATACAATTTAAATATAACTGTAACTTCTTATCTGCTTTAAGAATAGTAGACTGCGACTTTAATTTAAAGTTAAGCTCGAAAAAAGAAGAAACAGCTTTTACTATGGGATCTATGGCATACAAGCAGAAACAACCTATACTAAAGGAAGAACAGACATTAATACAAAAGAAAAGAAGACAGTTTTCGCGCGACGATGAAAAGTTTTGGGTAAAATATTGTATCAGTAAAAGAATTTTAGTTACTTTTGACGTTGAACCAATATCTCATTACTGGGTGAACGGAAACAGATTCAGTTGCAAATCAATTACTTATGCCTATAAATTTGGCAATCGCTTCAAAATATACGCCCCTTATGAAGGCGCATATAAATGGAGTAGTAATGTAAAATCTACTGATATTCAAGGATTAAAGCAATTACCTTCTACAGGTAAAGAATTATTCTTGACTTCTTCTTTGAAGGATGTTATGTGTCTATATAGCGCAGGTTATAATGCAATCGCGCTTCAAAGCGAAATGCAAAATCCTGATAAAAACTTAATGAAAGACTTAACAAATAGATTCGAAGATATATATGTGCTTTATGACAATGATTATGATAATGTAAATAATCCCGGTCAAACAATGGCATTGAAAATCTGTAAAGAGTTTAATCTTGGTAATGTGTGTATACCTAATGAATATGGGTCGAAAGATCCATCAGATTTAGTATCTAGCATGGATGGTTCACTTAATATATTAAAATACATAATAAATGAACAAACAAGAAATAATAAAGTTTCTACAGGAGAAAAAAGGTTATTTAAAGAAAGGAAACGAATGGATAGCTAATAAATTAGGCATCTCTTTACAATTGGCAACTGACTGTAAGAAGGAAGTAGCTGCAGATGTATACAAAGAGTACAAGGATACTGTACAAGAATTCACAAATGAGAATGTAAATGAAATATCTGATAAAGGATTTAAGAATCACTTATCAAATATTGGACTAGAATTAAATGATGTTAAATCAGTTAAATTCTGGCAAACTAGTAAAGGTGATCATAGATATTCTGTTGTCCCTTTAAACGGATGGCATGAATTAGAGTCTGCTAAAGCAGAGTTTTTAGATCTAGTTAAAGAGAAGTCACCAAAAGTTAGTCAATATTCTTATAAACCAGAAGTAAGTCCTTCATTGGGTGTATTATCATTACCTGATATACATTATGGAAAGATAACGGGCGAAGGCCCCGAAGCAATTGAAAGACACTATTTAGAGGTAGTAGCTAAACTATGGGAGAAAGCTAAAAGCTCCGGAATAGAAAAGATACTAATGCCTATAGGTAACGATGGAATGAATTCAGAAGGTATGAGTAAAGCTACAACTAAAGGTACACCACAAGATGATTATATGGGATGGAGACAATCATTCAGAGGCTATTGGAAGCTAATGGATATGGCTATCACATGGTTATCTAAAAAAGTACCAGTAGATGTAGTAATTGTACAAGGTAATCACGATTTTGAACGAATGTTCTACGTTGGAGAATTATTAGAGTCTAGATATTATAATAATCCTAATATTACTGTAGACAACCAACTTGATGAGAGAAAGTACTATCAATATGGAGTAAATATGTTTTTAAATTTCCATGGGGATAAAGTAAAGAAGATTCAAATACCTTTACTTATGGCTACCGAGCAACCAGTAATGTGGAGCGAGTGTAAATATCGTGAAGCATTGTGCGGTCATATACATAAAGAGCTAGTAGACGAAATCATGGGGACTAAAATTCGATTTATTCCTAGTATTTGTGGTAATGACGAGTGGCATAAAGGTAAAGCATATGTGGGAACACGTAGAGTGGCACAATTGCATACTTATCACAAAGAAAGAGGATACGAAGGAATGTTTCAAGTAAATGCGGTTGACTAATGGTGTGGAAAAGAAGACCAAAATCAAGATCAAAAGTAAAGAATGCTAAAAAATCCACATTTGATGGACATAATTTCCAATCTAATTTAGAAAAAAACATGTACAAAATGTTGTACGATTCTAAAATAGAAGTAGAATATGAAAAGCACAGCTTTACAATATTTGATCCCTTAGTATACCCACAAACATGCTATGAAGGAACTGCAAAGAAGTTGTATAACAAAGGCTCTAAAGTAAGAGCTATAACTTATACACCAGACTTTGTTGATCCTAATGGTAAGTGGATAATAGAGACTAAAGGCTATGCTAACGAGTCCTTTCCCTTGAGGTGGAAGCTGTTTAAGCGCCATCTTAAGGAAAATAACCTTACTTACGTATTGTTCATGCCTAGAAATAAGGCCCAGTGCGAAGAAGTTTTAGAACTTATCAAACAATTATAGATCGGGGGGGAGCTTTTAAGCCTCCCCTTTCTTTTTATTAATCAATTAAACAATTAAAATTATGGATGCAAAAGAATATTTACACTCTGATGAAATGAGTGAATGGGACACAGTGTTTGACCCAGGAGGAAAACTAGAATACACAGAAGAACAACTAATAAGATTTGCAGAACTATGGGCTGCTGCCGGGTATCTTGCAGATCCTTATGATGGCAAAACACGTACT